AATGATTAGTCAATACTGGATTGGTCAGATACCAGCAAGGCCTCTTTCCATTTTAGTTAAAAACCAGGACGGTTCAGATTTTAATCTCTCTGGATACACAACTATTAATGTAAAGATGCTTGATACTGACAACAAAGAGGTGCCTTTGACAGGTTCTTCTGTAGATAGCAACGCAAAACAATTTGGGCAAATAAGATTTATTTTCCCAACAGACAGGTCTCTTTTTGTTAAAAAAGGAGATTATATATTACAGCTTGAGCTAGTTGGCTCAGGTAAATTAGATTACACAACAACACATGTACTAAGAGTGCGTGAATTGGGAAGGGCGAATAGATAATGTTTAGCACAATTAATAGCGTAAAAGAATACACAGGCTACGACGTTAACCTTGACCTAATTAAAAGGGCACAGGGTATTATAGAGATATTTGTAGGCAAAGATGAAATAGATGTAGATAATCCATCTGACTTGCTATTGCTAGATAAGATGACTTCCTATCAAACTGCCTACATGATTGAGAATGAAGACATTGTATTTAAGCAAGCAGCTTTAACAAGCCAAGGTCAAACAGATGCTCTTATCAATTTTGACGTTAGAATGCTTTCACCATTTATTGCCCCATTAGCAGTATTTGCATCTAAATCTTTAAGCTGGAATAATTCTAAGAGTTTCAAGACTGGAAAAATATTTAGCTGGCCTGCGTTCCTTGATGAAAACGGAAACAGATCAAGATGGAGAAATAACTAAAATGCTTTTTAACACCGTTAAAAATAGAAATTACACAGTAGAGGTACAAGGCTATAGAGAAGTTACTTCTGCTGATGGCACTGTAACTCAAAAAATATATGATGTGGCAACTACAACTGTTCCCGTATCAATTTCTACAAGCTTTATCGGTGACTTAAATATCTTGGCTGATATTAAATTTCAGAAGGATGCATATCTCCTAGAATTAAAAGACAGAAATGAAAATGAATTATATCCAGAAGCAATTTGGATAATCACACAAACACAGCCAGTAGTAAATGCTGTTGGTTTAGTAGAAGGATACAAATATAAAGCAAAAATTTTGACAGGTAACACATAATGGGCAGAAGAATGGGAGGTATGAGATACCTCGGAAATTCATTATTTGGATCAAAATCTTTAAACAGAAGAACTAGTCGTGGATCTTTTGATTTGCTTGGCGGAAGCGGAAGACGTGGCTTTGATAGTTTAACTGAAGCTGCACAAGCCGCAAACAGAATGCGTGGTGGGCAACTTAATGAAGGAATGTGGGAAGAATATTACACAGAAACTATTGATGCTCAAAAAGATAAAGCTGGAAACTCAGGTCAAGAAACTTTACTTGGGGATGATTATTTTGGAAAAGAAGCCAAGCAATTTTGCAGATCTGTAGGAACTGATTACGATCCACAAAGATTTATATCTTCAGTCAAAGATGGTCTTGGAGACGATTATTACAATGCAATAAGTGAAATAATTGAAGAATGTTCAATTGAGCTTGTAGAAGCTTGGGACAGAGCATACAGCAATGATGGAGTTGGCGAAAAACTATTTGGTGGATCTTTAGGCGGTGGCGGGAGAAGGCAATTTGCTGACATGAGAACTGCATTTGCTTCTTATAGTTCTAGGGCTACAAAGAATTACGGTGCAAATTGGAATAGCCATGCAAGTGCCGTTGCAAGAAATAGAGAAACTGCTACAAAATTTTTATCAGCAAACCCAAGAGGAACTGCAAGAAGTTCTTTTATATCATCATCATATAGATCAGCAGCAGCTAAAAATGGAAGGCCTTTACCACCATGACCGAATTACAATTAGCTATATGTATCCTTGGCCTAATAACTGGGGCGGAACTAAGAGTCCGTAGACTAGTAAAGATATACCTAAAAGAACTTATCCCCAATTCAGGCTCATCAATGAAAGATAAGATAGATAAGCTTTCTGAGCGTCAAGATCATATAGACCAGAAGCTAGATACCCTAATTAACACCCTTTTGGCTAAAAAATAGTTTGACATTATAATTTTTCCCCTGTATAATTAGACTATACCTTAAGGGGGTAGTATGAATAGCTATGAATATCAGGAGGCCATCCTGGCTTCTAATTTAACGGCTAATGCCAAATTAACGGCTTTAGCTATATCTTATCATTACAACTGGAAAAAGGCAATGGCCTCATTTCCATCAATAGCAACACTTGTACAAAGAACTAGCCTATCTAGGGCTACAATCTATAGAGCCAAGAATGAATTGATCAATGCAGGGTTCTTAAACTCTACTCGCAGATTCAATGATTCTAACCTATATCTCCCTGTGATACCTACCCAGTCTCAGACTGATACGTTGGGGGTCTCAGAGGGAAGAACTAACAATGAATATAACAATGAAGTTAACTATGAAGAAGATGCTAACGCATCTCTTGGTTTAATTAATTTAAGTCAAGAAGGTATTTGGAAGGTCTTTGAAAATGAAGAGAGAGATACCCGCCGCCACGCCGCTGCAGGACGCAATAAAAAACCTAGAAGAAGCAATACAACACTTGGACGACATAATTCAAGTGGCGAAAGAGTCGCAGGACTTTATCAAGAGCTTGAAGATATTGGGGGAGAACAGTAATGGAAATATTGGATGGGTGGACGGACCAGATAAAGTCTAATACAACAAGACCAAGATGCCTTTGCGGTAACTTAGTAGCTTCAAAGGGTGCTGGTAAATACAGAAAGACTTGTTATAAATGCCATATGACAGGTAAAAGATTTAAGTTAGATCATTGTGAGAGATGTGGCTTTATACCAGAAGATCTAGTACAATTAGATATAGATCACATCAATGGAGATAGAACCAATAATGATTCTTCAAACTTACAGACATTGTGTGCAAATTGCCACAGATTAAAGACTAAAGCATTTGATGATTGGAATAAACGACGTGAAGAAGTGTAGTAATTGCTTTCAAGAAAAGCCTATTATTGAGTATTATGTGTTTAACAAAGCAAAGGATGGCAGGCAGTCAATGTGCATCCCTTGTTATAAGGAATACTTTAAGACATGGAGAGCAAATAAAAAAGAATCTCCTGCAACAGAATTCCCGCAGTCTAAGGTCTGCCAGCATTGCCACGTAGAAAAGCCTGTAAGCCAGTTTGGGAAGCGTTCAGTCAGTAAAGATAAGTTACACTACCTATGCAAACCATGCCATCGTATAGACAACAAGAAGGCTTTAAAGCGCCATATGGAGAAGAAGTCTAATGCCAGCAAATAGAGGTAAACGAGCCCCATATAATAGGAAACCAGTAGAACCAAGAGGATTTGGCGGGAGCGAACCAAGAGTAGTCAAAAGCTTTTGGACTATTTATAGTATGGATCAGGTAATAGCTATGACACAAGAAGAACTAGATTCAGCTATAGATACATTCCTTGATCAGTTTGCATACAGACAAATCAAAAATGATAAGAGATGGAATTGGCCAACTCTTCAAGTACATGTTGACGTAAGACATGGCAAATAGTATAATTATATTGTTAACGGGTTTATTGCCATTCCTGTTTTCACCCCTATAAGGTAAAGAACCTCCCATCGTAGCGTCCCACGCCAAGCCTTGGGGGGTTCTTTCATAAGGGATACAAGGTATAATTAGTACATAATGCAGGGATGTAATAACTAGTGGATATCAGAGATAATCTAAGTGAATACGACGGCGGTGGAGTAAAGCTATATCCATACGCTAAGGAGCTTCATTACAGTACATCAGGTACATTGAGCATGACCATAGAGCTATATGATGACATAGAGACTCAACAATATACATTTGGATTTAATGTAGGCGGGAACCTAAAAGACTTCCTTGATCAGATATATGAAGGTAAGATGCTATGACAGAAGCTTGGAAACCTAAAATGATCATAGATACCAATAAACACGGTATAAGAAGAGAATATCCAGCATCAGGATATAAGACCAATAAAGCATTAAAGAAGAAAGCAAAGAAGCATGAATCTAAGTAGATATTTTAATATTACTATAAAGAGCCCTGCAGACATGTGTCTCGTAATGAGAAATAAGGGCAAATTGATATACATATATAGCGATTTGTCGACATATAGACAATGTGTCTCCATATGAGACCGTTGACACAAAGGAGAAAATATGCCATATCCAACATATACGGATGAGCAAATAACAGAATTTATAGAAATTGCGGGGGAAATGGGAATAGGTCCTGCAATGAGACAATTAGGATATCCTAAGTCATATCATACAGCTAAGAAGTTCTTTGTACAAAGGAATATAGATACACCTACTGCAAATAGCCTTGCTGTTATGGCTAAACAATTAGATATATTCTATACAGATAGAGAGAAGATATTGGCGGCACAGGCAGTAATAGATAGATCAGTAGAAGCCCTATATGAAGATAACCTTGTATCAGATGATATATCTAAACTATCAAATGCATTACATAAAGCTATACAAACAATTAATCTAATTGAAGGTAAGTCTACTAATATCAATGAGAATAGATCTAAGGATGGCTCTGATTTAGCAATCGTAGATATGCTTAATGAAGCCAAGATGCGTAATGAATCTATTAAGCATTCTCTTAAGTCTCCTATGTCTCATATAGAGACCACCTGATCACAATATAATTAAATTTTTATAATTTTTGCTACTGTAGATAAATTTCTACAATAAGATTTATATAAAGGGAAAAAGGTGTACATGACAACAATTGCAGATTATTTAGACAACATAGACCCTATGTTGCTATCTATTTCTGAGGGACGCAGAGAACTTACTAAATATGACCCTATGTTGTTTGCATTGACCTATTTGCCACACCATTTAAGAAATAGCGAAGATGTTCTTACACTTTCTGAATTTCACTGGTCACTTGCTGAATATGGAAAGACTTGGATCAATAAGCCAACCTCTCCTAAAGAAAATAGAGATGCATTTATTGCACCTAGAGAATGTGGCAAGTCCACATGGATCTTTTTAATTCTACCTATGTGGGCCGCCGCCCATGGTCATATTAAATTCGTAGCTGCCTTCTCAGATGCTGCTTCTCAGGCTGAGACGCACTTACTTACCTTTAAGAATGAATTGGAAACAAATGAGTATCTTAAGCAAGATTTCCCAGAACTATGCACACCTAAAATTGTCGGAAGCACTGGGCGTTCCCTTGCAGCAAACGCTTGGCGTATTATTCAGGCAAATGATTTTATATTCGACGCTAACGGTATTGATACTAACTCGCTTGGTAAGAAAGTCTTTGGTCAACGCCCTGATCTCATTATTCTTGATGATATCGAAAAGGGTGAGAAGAATTATTCCGAATACCAGGCAGGACAGCAGAGAAGAACAGTATTTGACGACATTGCCCCAATGAATATCTATGCCCGCATGATTATTGTGGGTACCACCACCATGCCTAATTCTATGATGGATGAGTTCCGTAAGTATGGTGAAGGACAGCGTGGAAATGAGCTACAATGGATTACAGACCAGAATGTTCGTGTTCACTACTTCCCAGCCATTATGACTGCAGATGATGGCTCAGAACGCTCTGTATGGCCTGAGAAGTGGTCCATAGACTGGCTTCAAAGCCAAAGACACCTTCGTGACTTCGCTAAGAACTATATGAATAAGCCAGTTAACCTTGACGGTAATTTCTGGACATTTGAGGATGTAATTATCGAAGATATAGAAGAGTATGGCAATACAATTATATCTATTGACCCAGCCGTTACTAAAAATAAAGTTTCTGACTACACAGGGATTGCCGTGTTGTCCAGAGTAGAGGATAAAGTCTATGTGAGAGATGCTTTTCAGCTGAAAGTATCTCCATCAGAGTTATCCGAAAGAATACAAAGTCTTGTAGACTTATATGAACCAGGAGTCATATATGTCGAAACAAACCAAGGCGGTGATCTATGGCAGGATGTATTTAAAAATATACCAGTCAAATATAGATCAATTAGGCAATCTGTTTCAAAGCAAGTCCGTGCAGGAAAGGCTTTGAATTATTATCAGCAAGGAAAAGTCAGACATACCGCTCATTTTCCTGCGTTGGAAGAACAGATGTGGTCCTTTCCAAAGGTCTCACATGACGACGTTCTTGATGCGGTAGTTTCAGGAATCCTGTATTTCCTAGACAATAAAGCACCAAAAGTGCTTGCAAGACAATTAAATTACTTAAGGAGATAAAATGTCAGATATTAAAAATGCTTTTGATGCCATTACGGCTAAAACAGAAGAATATAACCGTGCTGATGCCTATTATGATGGAACAAATAAAGAAGTATTTGCAAATCAGCGCTGGTTTAGAATGTTTAGATACGAAGGAAGCGACTTTAGATTTAATTTTTCTAAAACAGTCGTAGACTCAGTTCTAAATAGACTTGAGGTAGCTCAGGTTCAAACAACATCTGCATCAGCAGATGCATACATCAATCAGATTTGGGAACAAACAGATCTAAAGATTGATATGAATGAAATTCACCGCAAAGCTTTGGTCTATGGAGATTGCTATGCAATCGTCTGGCCAGACATGAATGGTCAGTTAGCTATTGATTATAACTCACCACTACACACAACAATTGTTTATGATGAGGAAAACCCAAGAGTTAAGTCATATGCAGCTAAAATGTGGCAGGTTACGCTAGAAGACAAGAAGATTATCAGAATGAACATGTATTATCCAGACCGTATTGAAAAATATGAGTCAATGGGTGATCTAGAAATCATTACTCACGCTCCAAACTTTGTTTTAACAGAAGTTATTCCAAATCCATGGGGAGAAATTCCAGTATTCCACTTCCGCACAAACAAGCCTTTTGGAAGACCTGAACATGCTGATGCATATGGCCCACAAGATGCAATTAATAAATTAATCTCAACACATATGTATTCAGTTGATTATCAAGGTGCACCACAGCGTTATGCGCTATCAAATGGTGGCAATGCATCTGAATTTGAAGACTTCTCTGAGGACGATACAGCAAGAGAAAATCTTGGTTCATTGCAGAATGGCCCAGGACAACTCTGGTATCTACAGGGAGTTCAATCAGTTGGACAGTTCCCACCAGCAGATCCAGACACATTTACAAAGCCAGTTATTGAATTTGTAAATGCAATGGCAGCTATTACATCAACACCAACACACTACTTTGCAAAGGGAAGCTATATTCCTTCAGGTGAAGCACTTCGTGTGTCTGAAGCACCACTTACAAAGAAGGTTCTTAATCGCCAGCTTGCTTTTGGCTCAGCATGGAGAGATTTATTCAAATTCATGATTAGAGTTGAAGGAATTCAGGCAGATGTAGAAATTATTTGGAAGAGTGCTGAAACAGTAGACTCAGTAGACAGTTGGGATATCGCAGTTCGCAAGAAGTCTGTAGGTATGCCACTAGAGCAGATTCTATTGGAGCTTGGATATGATGCAGAAATTGCAGCACAAGTTGCTGAAGCATCTATTGCAGCTACTGGACCACAAACAGATCCTACAGAAATAGCACTTCGTGGAACAGGATTAAATACAAATAACTTAGCTCTGCAACAAGCAGCAGCTGAAAGAGATGAACAGACAGGACAACAATGACAGAAGAAACTCAGTTAGATGGTACGTCAACTGAATCTGAAGAAATAAAAGATCCAGCAGCAGTTCTTGCAGCTCTTGATCGTGCCAAAAAGGATGCTAAGCAATTCCGTGAGGAAAAAGAAGCCCTTGAAGTACAGATAGACAAGTATAGAAATGAAAATGCCAAATATTCTGGCAAATTGCTAAGAGAAAAGGTAATGCAACAGTTGGCGGAGTTAAAACTAGCCAATACTGATAGATTATTTAAGTATCTTAAACTAGACGAACTATCATTTGATGAAGAATTAAATGTAATTGGTTTAGAAGATCAAATTAAGGGAATCAAAGAAGATTTTCCAGAATTATTTGATCCAAAGCTATTAGTTGCAGGAAAAGCAGATTCTGCTGATTCAACACCAGTAGATAGAAAAATTTCAGCATCAGAACGTCAAGCAATGGCGGTTCTGGGTAGAAAATAGTACTGTTTTGCGGTATAATTTGAGTATGCAAGGCTCCAAATGGACGTTTGGGCTTGCGACCATAGATATATTGGACGATAGTCTATTTTCAATAGTTCAAAATAACATAACATAAGGAGAAATAACATGGCTAGAACAGATTTTACAGAAGCTAATGGTTATATTCTCGAAGAGCAGGGTTCTGCGGTCATTCAAGACCTTATTGCTAATTCAGCAGTAGAACGCTTTGCTCGTCGTGAAACCATGGCATCTCGCACAAAGACTGTACCTCGTTTTGTTACAGACGCTCCACAAGTTGTCGCTGAGGGTGGAACAATCCCAGAAGCATCAGCAACTTTGGATGAAATTGTCTTGACAGCACGTAAGTACGCACAGATTATGCACGTTTCAGAGGAAGATCTAAATGATAACCTCGTAGATGTTTTAACAGCATCAAAGAGAGAGTGGGCTTCACGTTGGGCTCGTAAGTTCGACAATGCTTGCCTTGGCGTAACAGCTGTAGGCGATGGCGACGACGGACAGCCGTTCAACTCATTGTACTACTCAGTAACACAATACAACTCAGCAAGCAACAAGATTGCAACTGCTGGAGCTCTAACATTCGAAGACATTTCAAATGCTCTTGGACTTGTAGAGTCATCATCTAAGTTTGATGCAGCAAACACTGTATTCATGGCTCACCCAAAGATGCTTGCACATATCCGTGCAATGGTCGGTGCAAACAATGAATACGTATTGCCTAACCCACTAGATGCAACACCAGGAAGCCTTCTTGGCTACCCACTAGTTGTATCATACGGTGCTGCTACATCAGCAGCAGCAACAGATGCTCCTGCAGGAAACCCACTTCTAATCGTAGGAAACCGTCAGATGCTTATCAACGGTGTCCGTGGTGGAGTTGAATCAGTTGTATCTCGTGATGCAGAATTTACTAAGGATGGAGTTCTTCTTAAGACACGTATTCGTCGTGGCTTCGCAGTTGCAGATGCATCAGC